TTCACTCATAATGTTTATTTTGATTTTAAAAAAAGGGTGGACGAATGCCCACCCATTTATAATTATTTATTGATTAATATTAAAACGGTAAATCATCATCATCTTCCTCATCAGACACTAATGCCGATACTGGTTCTGATACTTTCTTTGTTTCAACTTTAGCTGCGCCAACTTCTAATTCATCTTCTAAACCACTATCATCATTAGATGGTGAATTAGTTTTAGATTCTAGTTCTAGTTTTCCAACATAACATTTTTCATCTTTATCCCAAACTGGTGTATCACCTTTAACGATAATTTTCAAATAATCATAGTTTCTTAAACTATAAACATCTTCCCAAGTTCTAGTGTCTTCAGACCACTCTTTTACTTTATCAGCATTTGAGCTTAATTGTGATGTCTCTAAAGGGTATGATACACTTTGAACTACTGATGATTGACCATCTCTAACAATTACAATGTTTAAATCTCTACCACCTTCAATGTCCGTAACATCATGTTTAACTGTAGCAATTGCTGCCATGATTTTATCCATAACACCTTGTTTTTTGTAATTGTGTTTGAATCTCCAGAATTTAACTCCTTCGTTTTCTTTGTCTCGGTCAATTACCTTAACTACATAAAATTGTCTAGCTGAATATTGTTTTGCCAGTTCTTTGTCTTCTTCTTTACCAGTTGCAAGTAATGCTTCTCTGGCTTGGCAAAATGGGCAGTCTTCACCCTTTTCATGTTTTGGACATGGAAATGTTTTCCATTCTCCATTTACCTTTTTAACGTGACCCCACATTGTTGTGAATGGTGTCTTAACTCCTTCGCTAGGTGGTAAAATCCTAATTCTTTTTGTTTCACTATCAACACCCTTTGTTAGGATTGTGTTAAAATAGTTCTTTAAGTCATACGTTTTTTGAGACCCGCTATCTCTTTTCCCATTGTGTGATGACTCATACTGCTTCATCATTTCTTCAAAAATACTCATAATTTTTAATTTATATTTGTTTGATTGTTATACTACTTTAATTTACTTTTACTATTAATTTAACTATTACAATATACTAAAAATCCCATAAAAGTAAAGATGTATTTTATTTTTTTTTGACTGATTAAATTACAACATTACAAAACTACTAACAAAATCTACTAACGACAACTTTTTTTACAATTTATTTTATATAAAACAGAAAAACAAGCTTATAAGCTTGTTTTCCAATGTATTAGTATGTTTATTTTTTTTTAAAATGTATCTTCTTCGTAGTCTGTATCAAAGCTATCTTCAACATTTGATTCAGAATAACTATCATCAACATCTTTTTGTGTTAATACATATTCTTCTGGTTTATCTGATTCGGCACCAGTATCGTATCTGTCTCCTTTTTCAGCCCAAAAATCACTTAATTTTACACTGTAAGGAAATGAATCTAATGAACGCATTTCTAATTTTTCTTTAGGTGTTGGATTTCTTCTTTCGATTTCTTTTTCTAAACCTTCAATTTTATCAGATATAGCACTCATTGATGATAATTGATTTTCTAATTTATCAACCATACCCATTAATTGGTCTATTTTAGAGTTTGCTGAATCAGCTGATTGTTTTGCTGCCTCTGAACCTTTAACTAATTCTGTAACATCTAATTCAACTTCATCTTCAGCTGGTGCTGTTGCACTAGCGTCATCAACTGGCATTTCAGCATTTGCATCATCTGCTGGTGCTTCTGGTGTATCGGTTTTAGCTTCAATATCAGCAGTTATATCTTCAACATCAGAATCAACATTATCTTCATCTGGTACATTTGCTTCATCTTCTTCAGCTTCAGCCATACCTAAAATAACATTTGGTTCTAGTGCTCTATCATCTTCCATTGCTACGATTGGAAAATTTTCAGATATTGGTTTTCTATCATCGTAATAATTATAATCAGTAAGTGACTTAAATCTTTTAAGTTCTTCACTTAATAATACTTTATTTATTTTTTTACTTTTCATTTTAGTTGGTTAATTAACTGTAAAATATTGTAATATTAAAATAATAATTGTCTTCCGTCTTCAGTTATTATTTTTTTGTTGATTCTCTCAACTAAACTTTTATCGTTTTTAATGATGCAACCTTCATCGTTACATTCCATGTTTTTATTTTCAGTAGTTAAAAACTCATCAAGTTTATTTTCCAAATTTTGTTTTTTATTATTGTCTTCCATAACTATTGTTTTAAATTTTAATTATCTATTCGTATATAAATATCTAATAATCTTATAAAATTCGCTTAATATCGGTTATTACTAAATTATTATTCCTAATTAACAATAATTTATCCTGATATAACGACCAATCTATTTTTACACTCTTATAGTTAATGTTCCCAACGTTTTCAGTATTATAAGTTTCTATTAACTTATTTAAACCATTAATACTATAAATAGCATTACCTTTTTTATGTATTAATGTTGCATTCGGAAATATTTCTTTGAAGTTTACTCTTTCACCAAATTTAATTAAAAATTTAAAAGTGACCATGTATCTCGATTCATCATCTGTTTCATAAATAAAAACAGTGTTTTTAGGTATAGAAAAATCAGACTCTAAATAATTTATAAACCAATCCAACCTACCCTTAAAAATAAAAGATGCTAATAATACTGTTTTATCCATGCTCTATAGAATACAAAAAAGGGATATACTTGACTTCGTTATTTAACATGTCAATTACATCCTTGTATTCTATAAGTATTTCTTTATTATCCAAAAATACTGAACAATATGATTTTATTTTACATAATACATCATCTGTATTATAGTCCATATATTTTAATAAGGTTAAATCAATACCATATATGGTTTTTTCAACGAAAATGTATAGCATTTTATTGTATAAATACCCAACAACATTTTCAGATTTTTTAATAAATCTAAATGTATTTTTTAATTCAATTTCATTTAATTGTATCAAATCAATAAATTTGTATTCAATGTCTTTAATTAGTAACCCATAACAATATTCAGTAAAATTATAAAAATCATCTTCAAATATGTCTCTACGTTCAGTCTTTTTAAAAGTCCAAAAAATATTTTCTGATAATTTTTTATCAATGAAGTCTGCGTTTGGGTTTATTGTCTTAACTATATCCCAACCCACAATTAAAGTAGGTAAACCATCAATGGTGTCATCCAATGAGTTAACTACTTTAAAGTACTTATCAACATTAATATTACTATGTGTTACTATATTTCCAACAAACATATTGCAAATATAGTAAAAAAATTAAATAAAAACATAATTAAACATATTGCACTTTTTCATTATTAGGTAATAAGAATAATCTAGCTTCTTGTATTCTTCTCTTTCTTAAACCATCCATATAACCATCTTTTTTACCACTTACTGGTCCATCTAATATACCTTGTGCTGCTTCTTTAAAATCACCACTTGCAATACCATCTTTAATTTTTTTACCATATGGTTGAGAAAATATAGCTGGCCCAGTATTATATGTTAAACTAAGTAATGCAGCTCTTTGATATTTATTTAACTTCTTCCAATTACTAGTTCCTAAATTCTTTTCAAGTGGTGGGGCAAATGAATTTTTAATTTGATATACTAGTGTATCTTTTGCTATTTTTTCAGTAAATACTGTACTTCCATTAACTGTTTTTAATGAACCGTTTACTAATATTTTATCAGTTCCAAAACCAGCCCTTAAATTTCCTTGGTCATCTTTAGGGCAGCATGAAAATGTTTCACTTCTGGCGATATAATTTGAGGAAACAGAAACCCAATCATCTTCATAATTAGTTATATTTATACCAGCATAATTACCATTTGTTATTATTCTTTTGAATTTTACATCAAAACCAGGTTGTAATTTTTCAACTTTCATTTGTTTTCTAGCTTCAATCTCACTTGTTGAACGGCTACCGTTAGTGTCAGCAGGATTAGCTTGTGTTGCTGGTCTAGTGTTTTGACCTAATTCACTTTCAACAACAACCCTAACTGGTGATAAAAATTCAATATGTAAGTGACTATCATGGTTATCATAACTAACCATTAAATTTTTACCATATTTTTTATTAATAATATCTTGTAACCCAGTATCATTAAATAATATATTTTTAATACTTCTTTGGTCCTTAACTGTATCACCAGCTTTTGCTGTTTTAGTTTCACCTTTTAGATTGATATATTTTATAGTTTCTTTATAATCATTAGGTATTGTATATTTTCTGTAAGGTGTATCAAATAAATAAGTTAACCATTGTAATGTGTATTCTCTATTGTAACCACCAGCTTTTGGTATTTGTCTTACTTGACTATATCCAGCTTTACTATCTTTTGATTGATAAATATCCATAGTCAACCCTTTTTGGTGACTTTTATGTGGCTTTAATGGTCCACCCCATAATCTAGATAAATCATTATAAAATATTGTATCTGGTGCATTAGCTTTACCTTTATTTGCATTATAGAAAGTAAGACCCATTAATTGTAA